TGAGATTGGCCGAGCACGAGGCGCCCTGGGGCGAGGCGGCCGAAACGTTGCGGGCGATGTATCTGGCCGCGACCGTTCGGGGCGCCTCGGACGGCCTGACCGAGAAGAGCCGCCAGGCCGCCTTCGATGAATCGGCCGAGATCCTGAATCGATTGTTGAGATGAGCTGATGGGATACAGCACCGTTGGAGTCCGGTTTACCGCCCGCAACGACGCCGCCCGCGGCATCGCCAGCATGGACCGACAGCTCAAGGGCCTGAGCCGCACCGCCAAGAGCGTCGCCGGGGCCTTCGGCCTGTACCTCGGCGCCGAGGCCGTGGGCCGGGGCCTGCGTGAGGGCATGCGCCTGGCCAGCGACTTCGAGACGGGCATGGCCCGGATCCACACGATGCTCGACGCGGGCACCGAGCGTTATCTCCCTGCCTACGAAACACGCATACGCGAACTGGCCAAGACCTACGGCGAGAGCACCCAGTCCCTGCAGAGCGCCTCCTACGACATCCTCTCGGCGACGATCGCTCCGGCCGAGGCGATGAAGGTCCTCGAGGCCAACACCCGCGCCGCCAAGGCGGGCTTCACCTCGACGGCGCTGGTGACCAACACCTCGGCCCGCGTGCTCAAGGCCTACGGCTGGGAGGCCTCGCGCACGGCGGCGGTCCTCGACGACATGCAGATGGCGGTCCAGCGCGGCATCCTCACCTTCGAGGGCCTGGCCTCCAACGTCGGCGACGTCATCGGCCTGGCGGCCAACCTCGACGTTGAGTTCAAGGCCGTCATGGCCAGCGCCGCCAGCATGACCAAGGCGGGCCTGTCGGTCGACCAGACCTTCACAGCGCTAAAGAACATCTTCGTCAGCTTCATGAACCCAACCGAGGAGGCCCGCGCGGCGGCGGCCGAACTGGGCTTTGCGCTCGACGAGACCTCGATCAAGGGCGCCGGTCTGATCAAGATCGTCGGCAAGCTCCGCAAGGCCAACGCGGCGCAACTCGAGGCCCTGATGCCCAACGTCCGCGGCATGGTCGGTTTCGCCGGCATGCTGGCCAACGCCACCAGCGTCGGCGAAGACTACAAGGCCATGGCCGACAGCGCCGGCAGTGTCCAAGAGGCACTCAATAAGGCCATGGACACGACGGGTACGAAGACCGCCAAACTCACCGAACGATGGAAGGACCTCGGCCGCGAGCTTGGCAAACCGATTCTCACGCCTGTCATTGTTGGCGTCGAAGCACTGACGTTCTCGCTCGAGGCCCTGAACTACGCGATCCACGAAACACCCGGCGCGTTCAAATACAGCGCCGCGAGTGCCGCTGAAACCTTCAAGGACATCAGGGCATCCGGATTGCCCATGCCGTCGGCCATCGGCCAAGCCCGGCCGCAACTGAATCTAGGCCGCGATAGAAGCCCGATCGTGCAACTCCACCCGTACGCCCCGGCCCCCAGCGGCTTCTCGGCCGCCGAGATTGCCGCACAGGAAAAGCGCAGGGCGGCAGCGTATGCGCGAAGCGACAGAATCCAGGGCAATGTCAGCGAGGGGATCAATCGTCAGGTATTTCTTCGGACGCATCCCGACTGGATGACACCCGCGCCTTCCAGCGGGCTGGCCGAACACGGCCCGGCCGCCTCCGAGATCGACCACGCCGCCGCCTACAAAACCGTCATGGACAGCTTCAAGTCCACCACCGATGAGACCAGCACCGACATGACCGCCGCCTGGCGTCGGATGTATGAGGACATCGATAAGCGGAGCAGTGACTCTTGGCGCCTGCGCGACGAACTCCTTACGCGGGAACGGGACCAATACCTGAGCGACCTCGAAAAGAGAGGCGTGGCGCATGAGGACTACGTTAGGGACACGCTGCTCGTCGATCGCTGGTACCACGCCCAGCTCGAGGAGATGGCGATCGAGAAGGCCCAATACGGCGGCAACTTCAAAGAAGGATTCGCCGCCGGGATCGCCGATCTGCAGCGGGACCTCCAGACGGTCGGCGGCCTCGGCTTCGACATAGCCCAGACCGGCATCAATGAGATGTCTTCGGGCCTGGCCGACGCGGTGCTCGAAGGGCGTAAGTTGCGTGATATTGTCCAGGGCCTGGCCACGGACTGGGCTCGTATGGGGATCGAGTGGGCGTCCCGGCGGGCCTTCACCGGCCTGCTCAACACCTTCTTCCCCGCGCCGGTCATGCACGCCGGCGGCATCGTTGGACAGGGTAGCGCCCCGGTGCGCGCGGTGTCCACCGATGTATTCGCAGGCGCGCCGCGACTGCACAACGGGTTGAGGTCCGATGAATTTCCAGCCATTTTGCAGCGGGGCGAAGAGGTTATCGCAAAGGGAGGTCGGGCGGGCTCCGGACAGACCGAGGCCCTGCTGCGTGAACTGATCGTGGCGGTCCGCACGCAGAAGCTCCTGCCGGTCCTGCCCGAGTCGGCGATCGAGAACTACCTGGCCAGCGATTCCGGCGTCCGCGCGGTCTCTGAGGCGAACAGGAGGGGGGGCTGATGGCGTTGTTCCCGTACCCTGCCCAGGTCGGTCTGATCGAGACCTTCACATTCGGTTCCCAGATCCTGCGCGGCCGTAGCGGCACCGAGCAGCGGATCGCCAAGACCTGCGGCGTGCCGCGATGGGAATTCGACGCGACCTACTCGCTCAGCGCCGACCGGATGCGCGCCGCCGAGGCGCTCTGGCACGCCGGCGGCCAGGACGCGTGGTCGCTGCCGGTCTGGACCGAGTCGGTTGAACACTTCGGGCCACTCGCCGCGACCGAAACCGAGATCGTCTGTGACACGCGCTACGGCCGGTTCGTCGAAGGCAGTGACGTCACGATCTGGTCGTCTCCGGAGCATTGCGAGACCGCCACGCTCGATGCGGTCACCGACGGGTCCCTGACCCTATCCGCCGGCCTGGCCAGCAGCTACAGCGGCCGCGTCCTGATCGTGCCGACCTTCACGGCCTGGGCGACCCTGACGAGCAGTTGGTCGCACCGGCGCACCGGCGCCGGATCGGTCGCGCTGGCCTGGACCCTGACCGACAACCCGCGCCCGTCGGACCTGGCCGATCCGCTGGTGACCTACGACGATATCGAGGTCCTCGCCGAGCCCTGGCCCCTGGCCGCCGCGAGCCAGTGGTCCGTCGAGACCACGCCGCAACTGACGATGATCGACAACGGCATCGGCCGCCTGGCCGCCGCGGCGGCCGCCGACTACGCCCAGACGAACCAGCCGTACCACCGCACGCTGCGGGGCCCGAAAGAAGCCTGGGACTTCAAACAATGGCTGCACCGCCTCGCCGGCCGCCAGAAGAGTTTTTTCGTTCCGACCTGGAAGCGGGATTTCGTCCCGTCCACCGCCGCCGGCGCCAGCGATGACACCCTCGACGTCGTCGCCGCCGGCCGCGTGGGCAACTACGGCCCCGACGACCTGCGCCAGTACGTAGGGATCTGGCTGGATGGCACGCTCACCGTCCGCAAGATCACCGACCTCACCGCCGTCAGCGCCACCGTCGAACGATTGGCCCTGGACACTACGCTCGGTCGGGCGGTTCCCGCCGGCGATCGCGCCCGGATCTGCTGGGTCGATCGCTGCCGGCTGGCCAAAGACGCCGTCAGCCTGCAGTGGCCGGTGCGACACCGGGCCCAGGTCGCCACGGCCCTGACGCGGATCTGGCAGACGCCCGTCGCCTACGGTGACGGTGTCTACGGGATGGGGGTGTTGGCCGGATGAGTAGTTACCTCTACAGCGAGACCTCCGTCGAAAATGCGATGCCCGCCTGGCTGGCCGACTTCGCCTGCGGGACCGAGCACTGGCGCTACACGACGGCGCCGTACGACATCCACTACGACGGCGCGCTCTTCACGCACCAGCCGGGTCTGAAGATCGGCACGCTGGAACTGTCCGACAACGAGGCCCGGTCCGAGATGAAAATCACCGTGCCGACCACCAATGTGCTGCTGCAGCGGCTCTGGTCCGATCCGCCCGAGTCCCCGATCTCGCTGACCATCCGCCGGGGCCATCTCGACCAGAGCGAGGACTACCAGACCTACGGCTCCGGCGTCTACGGAGCCGGCCTCTACGGCGGCCACGCCTGGCTGCGCCGCTGGTACGGCTGGTACCTCAGCTACGAGATCCGCAGCGCCGAGACGGCGATCCTGCATTGCACGCCCTGGTACAGCGACCTCGGCAAGGCCGGAACCTGCCGCCGCACGGGCCGGAAATGCCCCCACATCCTCGGCGGCGACGGCTGCCACGTCGACCTGGCGCCCTTTACCTCGACCGGTGAGATCCTGACCGTCGACGGCGACACGATCACCGCGGCCGTCTTCAGCGCCCAGGCCGACGACTACTACACCGGCGGCGTCCTGACCGACAGCGCCGGCCGCACCCGCATGATCGTCTCGCACAGCGGCGCCACGGCCGTCCTGAGCCACACGCTCAGCAGCCTGACCGTCGGCGACGGTTTCACCGTTACGCCGGGCTGCGATCGCGTGTACGCCAGCGACTGCAAAGATCGCTACAGCAACACCCTGAACTTCGGCGGCCAGCACGAGCGGCCGACCCGCAACGTCTTTACCGGAGGGTTGGTATGAGTGACATGCTGGCCTTCTGGACGATCGTGATCACCCTGCCGGCCTGGCTGATGCCCTACGTGCCGTACATCGCCTACGCGGCCATGGCCGCCGGCGCGTACGCCGTCTCGCGTATGCTGGCCCCGCGCCCGCCCGGCCAGGGCAGCACGCCCCTGGACACCTCGCGCTTCCCCTCAATCGAGGAGGGCAAGCCGTATTCGGTCCTGTTCGGGACCAAACGACAGGACGGGTACGACACGGCCTGGAGCGGCGACACCAAGATCTATGAGAAAGAGAGGTCCGACGCCGTGGCGTACCGGTACTTCTACGCCGGGGCGCACCTGATCTACTGCCAGGGCCCCGTCGACGGATGCAAGCAGCTCTGGTACGGGGACGCCGGCGGCGGCAAGTGCGCCTGGCCGACCGCCGACGATCCGACCGTGTTTGCCGCCGACGGTTTGACCTCCGGGGAGATCGACGCGGTCCAACTGTTCGGCTCGCCCTACGATGGCGGCACCGGCGGCGTCAAGGGCGACGTGGACATCCTCTTGGGCACCGCAGCGCAAGGGCAGAACGCCTATCTGGCCGCCCAGATCGACAGCGATGTCCCGGCCTATCGCGGCCTAACCTCGATCGTCTGCAAGCGGATCAACTGGGGCTGCCAGTCGTTCCCCCAGGTCCTCGGCGCCGTCTGGAAGCGGATCACGATCGAAGACGACGGCGCCGAACGCTGGTACCTGGCCAAGGCCGCCGTCAACACCCACGACTTAAACGTCGCCCACGTCCTGCACGAATGCCTCACCAACACGCGCTGGGGCGAGCGCTTGGCCGCCGCCGACCTGGGCGACACCTGGGAGGCTGTCGCCGACACACTCTATGACGAGGGCGCGGGCGTCTCCTGCTATTACTGCCCCGAGCCGGGCAACCTCAGAACGTTCGTTAACGATCTGCTCGCCGTCATCGACGCGGTGCTCTACGACGACCCGGTCACCGGCCAGCTCCAGATCGCCCTGATCCGCGACGACTACGAGGTCGCCGACCTGCCGCACTACAGCGAAGACGATTTCACGATCACCGCGCGCGGCCGGTCGCAATGGCGGGATGTGCCCGGCCGGCTGCTGCTCAAGTACACCGACCGGCTCCACGCCCAACAGGGCGCCTCGGTCGAGTACATCGATCCGGCGGTGATCGCCAAACAGGGCGGCCGGGTCGCCGAGAAGGTGCTGGACTACCAGATGATCGCCGACGCCGACTTCGCCGCCGCCGTGGTCAACCGCAAGGGCCGGGCGGCCACCGCGGTGCCGCACGCCTTCACCCTGGCCGCCAAGCGCACCGTCGCGGCGATGCGCAAGGGCTCGGTCTTTTATCTGACCTATGCCGATCCCCTCTTGCCGATCACCTCGATGGTCGTCCGCGTGGTGTCCGTCAACTACGGCTCCAGCGACGACGAGCGGATGACGCTCACCGTCGTCGAGGACGTCTACAGCCAGGCCTACACCGTCGTCGCCGCCACGCCAGCCAGCACCTGGACCGA